TTGGCTTCTCCAAACATTTTCAAGGCCACCATTGCTTCGCCAAATCGTTTTTCATACTCTGCCATTAAGTCTTGTTCCCCTTTCATATAGGTGTAGGCTTCGGTTAAACACCCATATAAAAGAGCCAGGGTTGCATTTTCACTTAGCCATGTCGTACCACTAGCTCCGGCTGCGGTTAAACTCGCTGGTCGATAAAAATAATGCAATTCTGAAGTGTATCCACTATCCGGGGTGGGTCCAATAATAAAATTGGTTATATCAAATATGGCGTAGTACCGAGGCGTTCCTGTAGTAGAACTGTTTGGATTAAAGGACTGTACATAATTTACATCTTTAAATTGCAAAAAAGTTTTTACACTGCTGCTGGTTATAGATAAGGAAAAAGGGGCTAAAAAATCACTGGGCATTGCCAGATATTGATTAGAAGAGGTCATCGTCCCGGTTGTATTTTTACGGAAAAGTTGCAACTGCACATTTTTTAAAATCCGTTCTTCGGACAGCTTTATAAAGTCGTCCATGTGCGTCACGAATGTGGTTTCCGTATTTTCCGTATAATCCTCTATAGCGGTTTTTAAACTGGAATAAGTAAAACTCATGTGGTTGTCACCGTAACGTCCCCAACCTGACCCACAGACATGATTGGCTTAAAATCAGTTATCTCAGGAATGATCGTATCCACATAAATCACCATCGGTTCAATTCGATCTGGACGGGGGTTTTTCAAAGCCTGTGGATCTACTACTTTGTGTCTTGGATCTAACTGGGGTTGTTTTTGTTCCCATTCGTCATATCCAACAAGGGCTCCTGTCCACTCCTTCTTCATACGCCTGAGTAAATAGGCAAATCCAGATCGATCTGAAATCCCCAACGCACGTTTTCCAACTGCATAACGAGACATCAGTTAAATCTCGCGTACTCTAGACTAGGCACGACATTAAAGGAGGCTCTGTCACGATCTTCTGTCATAGCCCGTTCCATCTCTTCTTCGTATAACGGTTTTAATATCTGGATACGATCAGGTGCTCGTTTTAAAGCAATATAATAAGCCAACCCTGCTGCTAAAGCGGGATAAAACCGAAAAGGTACGCCAAGCGTATTTGTAAAATCATCTCCATCATCTATTCGATAAAGGCGATCAAAAATAAGAATATCCGTGCTGTTTTCAGGAGCGGGCCAGATTTTTAAATTAGGCGTTATTTGCCTATCTAAGAAAAACTGAGAAGGACGGCCTGTTTCCGTTTTATTGGGAATCGTAATATAACCGTCTCGACTTAAACGGGCTGCGGCATAACTATTGTCGTCTCGTTTAACCACTAACGATAAAATATCTATAGTGGCCTGAACATCCGTTAAATCAACCGCAGCGGAAAGTGTAGTGGTGGCTGCGCTGGTTCCGCCCGTAAGGGTTTCTCCACTGGTAAAGGTACCTGTGGGAATAGTGATCGCCATTGAAGTAGCGGACGGAAGGTTCGTAACAGAGGCTGTAGCTGCGCTGGTTCCACCAGTAATCGTCTCAGACACACTAAAACTAGAGCTATCCCCCACTGTCATGGTTAAGGTTCCCCCCGGATACTCCGTAATATCCGCAGCAACCGTTATCGAGGACTGTTTAATGGTCCATTGATTTAAACCACGGTTAGCCCAATCCGCTAAAAGCAAATTCATGGAACGCTTCGCAGTTTTTAAATCGTAGCCTGTACGAATCTCAAGACCGCATCGTTCAAAAGCCTCCTCAATATAATCACTTACATCGAGTTCGAAATTTGTGGAACCTGAAGTAGCCATTATCTCTTTCTAATGCCTCTTTTTTTCACGCCACCGCCCCCACGCATCTGCTTTGGCATTTTTTGGGGCTGCTGCATCTTTGGCATCCCTTGGGGCTGCTGCATCTTTGGCAATGGCTGCTCCTTCCGGAGAGTTTCAAGCTCCTCCCCCATAGCAAGTCGTTTACGTGGGGATACAAAATTAGGATCTATCATCCTTTAACCTCCTATACATCTCGATTCGTTTTTCATAGATACTATGATTTCCAGTATACCTGTCGTAATAACCCAGAGCAGCCAATTTTTGAGAAGCCTCCTGTAACTTACTCAAACGCTGAACAAAAATCATCGCATATAAAGTGTCTACCTGTTGGTCAAAAGTACCATCGTCAATGAGTTCATTGGGCTCGTCTTCAGGATGGAACCCCATTACCCAAATATCCTTATCTATAAAGCCACCTTCCGCTATATCCTCATTCACCTGTTCGAGTTTTTGATGAAAAGATTTCGAATGCGAATAGGATAAATCCACCAAAAGGACAACATCCTGCGTGTCCTCAAATTGAGAAATTACATCGTAAAGGGGCTGATAAGAAGCGGAAGACTTAAAAACAATAGAGACTCTATTGTCTTCCCATGCTTTCTGGGCATAGGGGCACGGTGAAAAGCCATTAAAATGTGGGCTTTTCTCTTCTAAGGCATATGCCGACCAATCACGAATTTCGTTGCATATGTCTTTTTCAAGTCCGATATAGGCTTCATTCATTTAAGCATTGCAGCTACAACGGGCCATATTCCCATTTGTTGAGTCAGCAATATCACTACGCCACCAAGCAAAAACCACTTTATCTGAAACAAGGTACGTTTTATGTCTTTAACGTCTGGCTCCAGTTGGTTTACTTTATCCAATATGTAATGTTGCTGTGTAGCGTAATGATAAAACTGCGTCCGCATTTCCTCCAGGTCTTTAGGAATTTTCGCAGGTTCGTCTTGCATGTGCATAAAAGCTCATTCAGTAATTCTTACAGATCCGTATATTCCTTGATACAGGTAATGGTTAAAGTATAAGTTTCACCGCTTCCTGCCCCCACTGTGGTTAATAGCACATCTCCATTTTTTCCAGAACCGGAATAATTTGGAAGACCGCTAAATGCGGAAAAATCAAAAGAATCACTATAATTGGCGGGAAGTTCAATGGCTAAGCGATTAGCTGTAGCATCCCAAAGCAGTTGGACACCCATGCCAACAGTGGAAAAAGAAAGGCTTTCAATACGAACACCTGTGCAAGTGTCTCCGTCTGCACTGGTGCTTAAAGAACTTACGTCTATCTTCGTGACAGCCGATTCGCCCGTACTGTCACTAATATTAGTGAGATAGAACACTGCTTTACGAGGACCATCAATAATGGTCGATACATTTACTGAATCTGCCATTTGATACTCCTTTATGCGTCAGCAAACGGAGTAACCACTGTACCGGAAGCAAGCACTGTCCCACTAACCACGTATTTTGCACTAGCCGCCGCATAACAAGTGACCACTGAGCCAACAATACCGCCCTTGGTGGAACCATTCATCGTGATGACATCATTAGATCCGCCAGACATAAAGGTCTTGCCCGCCGCATCACTCTTACCAAGATAAAGTCCACCGACAAACTTGTCTGTTCCATCGGTCAAAATATCCATATCCGTAGCTGCGGTAATCACTAAGAAAGTGAAGGTTGCGCCAAGGTTGTTAAGCTGAGTGGGATCTGTCGGATCACCGGGCGTTGTAACGTCAATAGAAGGCAACGTGAATTTGCCATCGGCGTCATTAGTCAGTAATAGTCTTCCTGCGTGAGAAGCAACGGTCAGCGTCGTATCCGCCGTTAGGCTAACAACACCCGTGGAACCCGCATTAATGAAGCCTGCCAAAGATCGAACTGGACCTGAAAAAGTAGTTTTCGCCACTTTATTACCCCCTTACCAAAGGTTTTGCCCTAGAGTCTTGGTAAGCGTCTGCTGGGACAGTCGCTAGGGCTAATTTTCCCAGAAAAGCAGAGGGGCGACAGAAGCCACCCCTCCATTCCTTCAGAACGAAAAATTACGCTCCGGGTGTACCAAAAACACCACGCCAGTCAGAAACACCAAAGTTGTAACGCTCCCGTGCCTTAAAACGCATGTTTCCAGTATCGAAGTCACCCTCCATCGCGGTACGGATTGGCGTACGCTGAAACAGCTTAAAGCCGTTTGGCGCATCAGTTTTAATGAAAAACGCATCCGTATCAGTCAGGAAATGATTGACGGTAGCTCCTTCAGGCAACATCCCCATTGCTTTCATGGCGTTAATGTCATTATCCGCCGTTCCTGCACGTAGGGTTGAATTAAGCACCCGCTCGGCTATGAATTGCAGTTCCTTTGGAATGAGCAATTTCATTCCACGAACCGCAACCTTCAAGCCACGCTCATCAGTCAGTCCGGCAATATCGATCAGCATCTGCTCAAGAGAAGTTTCGTTGAGATCTGCTGCGGTAGACAGCAGATTACGCTGATTACCGGTAAGCGACGGATGTGAAGACGAGCAAAGAGCCGCGCCATCCCCGATGGGATAAGAAGTGCTAAAAGCATTGTTCAAAACCGCAGCAGCTTTAACCTGCTTCGTTTGTGACATTGAACGTGCTAAAGCGCGTGTATACCGAGAAGCCAAACGATCATACAGGTTATCTTCGATAGCCTCTTCCGTAATGCTAAAGGCAAGAGCAATCGTTTCCATCGTATAACGGGCAGTGTAAGTTTCCTGCGCGTCATCGAAAGTAATTGCACTACCTTCACCTTTTACCGGAGCCGTTCCGAAACCGGCAAGCATCACTTCCTCTTCAAATGCACGATCTGAAGATTCTTCTTCGTAGATTGCTGTATGTTCTTTGTCGTAACGGTCGTATTCAAGCCCGAACAAGGCATTAAGGCCGGGTTCAAGCTCTTTCGCGAGTTGTGCGCGAGAAATAGCCATATCAAACCCTCCTAAACGCCGGTTGTCGAAGGTGT